ATAGGCGGCCTCGGGGCGGCCGGCGCCGCGATAGGCGTCGACCGGCACGGTGTGGGTATAGACGCCGCGCACACGCGCATGGAGTTCGCCTATTCTGTACGTGCCTGTCGCCATCGAGGCGCCGAGCCACGGGATATAGGGCGCGAACATGCTGAGATAGGCGCCGAGATTGCCGAGAATGTCGACGCGCAGGGCAAGGAATCTGCCGTTCTCGTCCATCGCCATTTCGGCGGTCGTGATGTTGTCGCGGCCTTGCGCGTCGCCGACGAAATGCTCGGAGCGGTCGCCGACCCAGGAGACGGTTTCGCCCAGGCGCCGTGCGGCCTCCACCACCAGCGGATATTCGCGGTACATCATGTTTTTCGTGCCGAAGCCGCCCCCGACGTCCCGGGTGACGACGCGCAACTGCTCCTTGGGCATCTTGAGAATCTTGTCGCAGAGCAGCATCTTGATGATGTGCACGCCCTGGCTGCCGAGTTCGAGCGTCACCGCGCCGGTCGCCTTGTCGATGTCGGCGCGGGCGGCGCGGGGCTCCATGTAATTGGCGACGACGCGCGGGTTGATTACGCGCATGCTCGCCTTGCGCGCGGCGCCGGCGAAGATCGCGTCGGTCTTGGCCTTGTCGCCTATGGCGGTGTCATAGGCGATGTTGCCGGGCGCGTCGTCGAACACCAGCGATGCGCCGGGCCGCACCGCCGCCTCCATGTCGACGACCGCCGGCTGCGCCTCCCAATTTACGGGGAAGGCCTCGACGGCGTCGCGCGCTTGGACCGCGCTCTCCGCCACCACCATGCCGACAATGTCCCCGACGTGATCGACGGTGTTCTCCGCCATCACCGGATAGGGCTTCAGCTTCGGCGGCGAACCGTCGGCGTTGTTGACCAGCCCCAGACACGGCAGGGCGCCGAGCGCGGCGAAATCCGCGGCCGCGTAGACCGCGCGGACGCCCGGCATGGCGCGGACATCGGCGAGATCGCCGACGGTGAAGCGGGCGTGGCTGTAGGGGCTGCGCACGAAGGCGGCCTTGAGCGCGGCGGCGTCGGAGGCGTCGGAGGCGTAGCGGCCCTGCCCGGTCACCAGACGAATGTCTTCGACCCGCTTCACGCTTTGGCCGGCGCCGAATTTTCTCACGCTCATATCCGCTCCTCCCCTGGCGGCGCGCTCAAGCCATATGCTTAACGCCGACCGAATTTCGACATGGAATCTGCTCGGCTTCGGCCGCTTTGGTCAAGTGTTCCTTAACGCAAAGGCATGACAATCGGCGGATCGATTTTACCGGATGTTAAAGCCATGAGCGACGCGGCGGGTTTGGAAGGCGAGTCCCACGACGATAACATCCAGGAGATTACGGCGCAAAAGGGCGGCAGAGCGAGGCGGATCGGCGAACTGAAGCTGCTCCCCTATTTTCCCGCAGAGGATGAAACCCTGCGCGCCCGGCGCGAGGAGCGGCCGTTCGTCACCGAGGTCGAGGCGAGCCCCGCCAAGCCGCCGCGCGACTGGGGACGTCTCGCAGCGGCGGCGAGCCTGGCCGGCGTCGTGCTGGTGGGCGCCGCCGCGGCGGCGGCGCATGTCCACGCCTGGCGCGTGACGCGGGCGGAAGAGGCGCAGGCGCGGGCGCTTGGGCACAGGCTCGACGGGATGGCGACGCAGCTGGAATCGTTGGAGAGTAACCGCTCGCGCGACGACCTCGCCAATCTGAAGAAGGTGCTGGCCGAAATCAGAGCGAGCGCGGCGAGCGCACGCGACGTCGGCGGCGCAGTGGCGCAGCTCGGCCAGCGCGTCGAGAAGCTGGAGAAGGACCAGAGCGCACGGCTCGACAAGCTCGGCGACCGCATCGACCACGATTCCGCCGCGCGCATCGGCGAACTGACGACGCGGCTCGACAAGCTGGAGGCGAAAGCGGCGACATCAGTGGCGACCGCCGCCGCGCCGTCTCCGCCGCTGAGGGCCGCGCCGACGCCGCCCGCCAAGCCCGAGCCCGCGAAAGCGGAGCCGGCCGTATCCAACGAGACGACGGCCTCCATCGACAAGCCGCGGCCGCGACTGCGCGGATTCTACGTCGCCGAGATCCACAATGGCTACGCGATGATCGACAGTCCCCAGGGCGAGTTCGCGGTGACGCCGGGGGACGTCGTGCCGGGCGGCGGACGCGTCCTGCGGATCGAGCGGCATGGGCGCGACTGGGTGGTCGTGACGACGCAGGGGCAGATCGTCGCAAGCGATTGAAGCGAGACATAAGCATCTGAGTTTGCAGCGTTTCGACGCTCGGCGGCGGCGCGCGCGGGGATAAATCCTTGCCGCTGGCCGCCGTCTGCGGCATAGTGTGAGAGGATGGCGGCAGTGGACTTTTTGCAGTTCCGCACCTGACCTCTCATACCCGGAAAATCTGACTATGGCGCCTGTCGAAACGCCTGCGCGCGAAATCGTGTGCGCGCCCGCGCGCAAGCCTGCGCGCGTCTCTCCCGGTCCCGCCGTGCTCGCCGACATGATCAACGGCGTCGCGCTCGGAGAGATCGCGAAGACCCATCAACTAACCCCGAAAAGAGTCGAGAAGCTGCTGCGCGACGAATTGCGCAAGCGCTGGATCGCCCCCGCACAGGATTACGCGCGCCTGCAAATCGCGCGGCTGGAAGCCATCGCCATGCCGCTGAAGGACAAATGCAAGGACGGCAACCTGCCTGCAATCGACCGGCTGTTGAAAGTGCTGGATCGGCTCGACCGCTATCACGGCTTTACCAAACTCGCGGCGCTGGCGACGCCGACGCGCGAGGACGTGCGCGCGCGGTTGGTGAAGAGGATCGATCAGGCGACGCGCAAGCCGGAGCGACAAGCTTGAGCCGCGCCGGCAGGCCGCTGAAAGCGGCGTTCGACGATCTCCTGAAGCTGACGCCCGCGGCGCGCGCCCGCGTCCTGGCGCGGCTCACACCGCAGGAAGTAGCCGACCTCTACTACGATTGGTCGCTATGGGCGCGGCCGGACCAGCACGCGCCGGACGGCGATTGGATCTATTGGTTGATCCTTGCCGGGCGCGGCGCCGGCAAGACACGCGCCGGCGCGGAGACCGCGCGGGCTTGGGCCCGTCAATATTCAATCGTCAATCTGATCGGCGCCACGCGGCAGGATGCGCGCGAAATCATGGTGACCGGCGAATCCGGGGTGCTGGCGATCTGCCCGCCGGAGGAGCGGCCGACATTCGCGCGCGCCTCCGACCGGTTGGAATGGCCGAACGGGGCGATCAGCCAAATATTCTCCGCCGAAGAGCCGGACCGGTTGCGCGGCAAGCAACACATGAAGCTTTGGCTCGACGAACTGGCGGCGTGGCGCGACCCGGATGCGTTCGATCAAGCCCTGCTGGGGTTGCGGCTCGGCGACAAGCCGCAGGCGGTCATCACCACGACGCCGCGACCAACCAAACTCATAAAACGCCTTATTGGCGATCCCAACGCGGTTGTGACGCGCGGGTCGACATTCGACAATGCGCGTTTTCTCGCTGACGCATTCGTTGAGCGCATCGCCGCCGATTTCGAGGGACGCGCGATTGGGCGGCAGGAGCTTTACGCCGAGATCGTCGAAGAGGCGCCGGGCGCGCTATGGACGCGCGCGCTGATCGAACGGCAGCGGCTGCCGGCGGATCGGCCGGCGGCGGAATATTCCGAGATTGTCATCGCCGTCGATCCGCCGGCCCGCTCGGGCGCCAGGGCCGACGAGTGCGGCATCGTCGCGGCGGGGCGCATGCGCGGCGGCGACATTCATGTGCTCGCCGATCTCACAAGCCAGGGCGAGACGCCGGGCCAATGGTCGGAGCGCGTGGTCGCCGGCTATCGCCGCTTCGCCGCCAATCGCGTGGTGGCGGAGATCAACAACGGCGGCGAGATGGTGACGCAGGTGCTGCGCCAGAACGACGCCAATCTGCCGGTGCGCACGGTGACGGCGACGCGCGGCAAATTCCTGCGCGCCGAACCGGTCGCCGCCGCCTACGAGAGGGGAATCGTGTTCCATTGCGGCGTGTTTTCAAAGCTGGAGGATCAGCTCTGCACGCTGACTTCGGATTTCGACGCGCGCGCCGCCGGCTACTCGCCGGACCGCGCCGACGCGCTTGTCTGGGCGGTGACGGATCTGCTGTCGCCCGGCGCCGCTCAGGCGCGCACGCTGCTCGACTTCTACGCCCGCGAGGCGAAGGGCGGCGTCTAGCGCGGGAGCTTAGCCAGCAGCGAAGCGACGCACAAGGCGATGCGTGAGAACAAAACAAGAACTTTTCCTTGACCGCTTACGCCGTCTCCGCTAATATGTGTACATTGGAGATGATGCGGACGAGGCGCTGAGCGCCTCGGCGCGGAGCCTCCAATCTCTCCTCCCTTGATCCAACTGCGCAGGACCCTGAAGCCCCACGGGCTTGAGGGGTTCTGCGCTTTTTCGCCCGGAGCCGCCGCGCCGATGCCTAAGCTCGATCTGTTCCTGCCCCTGACCAAAGTGGACGTCGACGAGCGTCTGGTGCACGGCGTCGCCACGGCGGAGACGCCCGACCGCGCCGGAGAGATTTTCGATTACGAGAGCAGCAAGCCCTATTACGAAGCCTGGTCGCAGACCGCGCGCGAAGCGAGCGGCGGCAAGTCGCTTGGCGCCGTGCGCGCGATGCACAACCGCATCGCCGCCGGCAAGCTGACGGACATTTCCTTCGACGACGAGGGCAAGCGCGTTCTGGTGTCGGCCAAGATCGTCGACGACGACGAATGGGCGAAGGTGATCGAGGGCGTTTACACCGGCTTCAGCCAGGGCGGCCGATACGTGAAGCGCTGGAGCGACGGCGACACGGGGCTGACCCGCTACACCGCCGACCCGACCGAGATCTCGCTGGTTGATGTGCCCTGCGTGCCTGGCGCGAGGTTTCAGGTCGTCAAGGACGGCGTCGTCGAGGAGCGCGCCTTCGCGCCGCCCGTGAGTTCAACCAAGTTGCAAGAGACTCCAGCGCCCCAGCCTGCGGCGCCGTCGCCGCCTCCCCAGGCGTCGCAGGGCTCCTCCTCTGAGGCGCTGGCGAAGGCCGCGCTCGCGATTGCGAGCGCGGCCGACAAATTGGAGAAAGCGGTCGAGGAGAATTCGCGCCTGCGCGCGGCCCTCGGACAGGTGACGCCGGAGCTCGATGCGCTCGCCAAGCGCGTGGCGACGCTGGAGGCGCAACCGCTGCCGCCGCGAGCGGCCTTGCGCGCCGTCGCACGCGAATTCGACGGGGCCCCGGAGACGCGCATCGGCGCGCTCGATACCGCCATCAAAACGCTGAGCGATTTGCCTGAGAAGGAGCGAACGCTGGCGTTGATGAAGATAAGCCTGGCGAACCCGGTACGGGCGGGGTTCTGAGCCGGCCGCGTTGGCCGGTTTTGTTTGCTAACCCTCACGCCAAGGCCCGCGCGGCGTCTGACGAACGCGGCATTTGTGGGCGCACAAGGCCCTCCACCGCCTCGCCATTTTTTGAGCCTCCGCCCCCGCGGCGAAACCCGCGTCTTTCGACGCATCGCATCCTCTTGTCACAGGAAACCCGCATGTCACTCGCCGCCATGACGCAAGAAACGCTCGACTTGATGAAGGCCTCGCTCGCCAAGAGCGTCACGATTTCGACCGGCCTGACGGCCTACGACCTTCAGGCGCCGGCCAAGAATCTTTATCCCGTCATCACGCCGCTGAGGAACACCCTGCCGCGCGTGCAGCGTCAGTTTCCCGGCGACGCCGCGCGCTGGCGCGCCATCACATCCGTCACCGGCTCGGGCTTCGACGCGATGGGTTGGATACCCGAGGGACAGCGCAGCGCGAGCATGAACTATGTCGCGAACCTGCTGGTGGCGCCTTACGTCACGCTCGGCGAGGAAGACACGGTGACCTTTGAAGCCGAGGCCGCCGCGCAGGGCTTCGAAGACGTCAACTCGACGGCGACGCTGCGCCTGCTGCAGAAGACCATGCGCAAGGAAGAGCATGCGTTGCTCGGCGGCAATACGTCGCTGGCGCTGGGCGCGGCGCCGACGCCGACGCTTACGGCCTCCGGCTCGGGCGCCACGCTGCCGGCCGCCACCTACTCGGTGATTGTCGTCGCGCTGACCTTTGAAGGCTACAGCAATTCCTCGCTCAGCGGCGGCGTCGCGACCACCAAGACGATCACCGGCAACGACGGCAACACCTACACCCTGAGCGGCGGGTCGTCGATGCGCAGCCCTAACGCCACTCTGGCCGTTACGCTCGGCCAGACTCTGTCGGCGACGGTTTCTGTGGTCAACGCGGCAGTCGCCTACGCTTGGTTCGTCGGCGCGGCGGGATCGGAATCACTGCAGGCGATCACGCCGCTCAACAGCGCGACCTTCAGCGCGCCGCTGCTGACGGGTCAGCAGCTCGCTTCGACGATCACCTCCGACAACTCGCGCAACGCCGGCCTCGCCTTCGATGGGCTGTTGACCGACGGCTTCAATCCCGCCACCGCTTCCTATGTTCAGGCGCTGGCGACGGGAACTGCGGGCGCGGGCTCGTACCTGACCTCTTCCGGCCGCGGCTCGGTCGTCGAAATCGACAACATGCTGATGTCGATGTGGAACAACTATCGCGTCTCGCCGACGGTGCTCTACGTCAATTCGCAGGAGCAGCGGAACATCACCGCCAAGTGTCTGACCAACGCTTCCGGCCCGCTGTTGCGATACAACGTGCAGGGCGACGGCGACACCAGCCTGCCTTACGGGATCACGGCCAATGGCGTGGTGCGCTGGTACTACAATCCCTACAGCGTCGATGGCGGCACGGATATCCCGATCCGGGTTCATCCCGATCTGCCGCCGGGCACCATCCTGGCGTTCTGCGAGCGCCTGCCTGTCTGGTATCAGTCCAACGAAGTTCCCAACGTCGCCGAAGTGCTGACGCGTCGCGACTACTACCGCGTCGACTGGCCGCTGCGCACGCGCCGTCGCGAATACGGCGTCTACACCGAAGAAGTTCTGGCGATCTACGCCTCGTTCGGCGTCGGCATCCTGACAAACATCGGCAACGGCTGAGCGAAGCCTAAGGCGGCTCCTCGTCGCCAGACGATCTCCAACCAAAACGCGGAGCCGCCATGTCTCAATTCGACCTGACGACGGTCGCCAATGTGAAGGCGCGGCTGGGTCTGCCCAGCGCGCCGACGACGAGCGACAACGTGCTGGCTTCGCTGGTCACGGCGGCGAGCCGGGCGATCTACGCCGCCTTGAGCCGGACTTCGCTGCTTCCGCGCGCCTATGTGGACACGCTCGACATCGAGAGCGAGCGGGTCTATCTCACGAACTGGCCGGTGTTGAGCGTGAGTTCGGTCACGCTCGACGGCCTCGCATTGCCGCCCGCCACGGCTGTCAGTACGCAGCCGTTTCTCGGCTACCTGCTGCAGCCCGGCGACGCGGCGCCGCCCGGCCGGCCGCAGGCGCTCGACATATTCGGTCGCCGCGCCTCGCGACGCCGCCAAGGCTTGGTTGTGAACTATCAGGCCGGTTACGCGGTCGAGGGCGAGACCTGGACCGCGCCTTCCGCGGCGCCTTATCTGTTGACCGCGGCGGCGCCCTTCGGCGTCTGGGCGAGCGACCTCGGCGTTGTCTACGCGAGTTCCGGCCTGGCGCTGCAAGCTGTCGGCGGCGCGCCTGCGGTCGGGCAGTATTCGGTCGCGGCGGGCGTCTATCGGTTCAACGCCACGGACGCGGGAGCCGCGCTCGCTCTGTCCTATGGGTTCGTTCCGCAGGACCTTGCGCAGGCCGCCACCGAACTTGCCGCCGAGCGGTTTCGCTCCGCCGATCGGATCGGCCTGCGCTCCAAGTCGCTCGGTGGACAGGAAACAATCAGCTACGATCTCTCGGGGTTTTCCGATTCCGTGCTGGCCCTGATCGGCCCCTACAAGCGCACGGCGTTCTGATGTTTGCAACGCTGGAGGGCGACGAAGCCCTGGACCTGCGGCTCGCCGAACTTCCGCTGCTCATGCAACTGCGGCTGGAAGCGAAAGCCCGCGAGCTGGCCGCCGGCTTGGCTGCACGGGTTCGCGACGACAAGCTCTCCGGGCAGGCGCTGGCGACAAGGTCCGGCGCGCTGAAAGCGTCGATAGCGTCAGATATCCTGAGCGACGGCGCAACGCTGACGGCGACCATCGGTTCCTATGGCGACGTCAAGTACGCCGCGATCCAGGAATACGGCGGGCGCACTTCGGCGCATGAGATCCTGCCGGACAAGGGGCAAGCGCTCGCGTTTCTCGTCGGCGGCATGCTGCGCTTCGCGCGCCGGGTCGAACATCCGGGATCGACGCTGCCGGCCCGGAGCTATCTAGCAACCAGCCTTGAGGAAGCGCGCGACGAGATTGTCGCCGGCCTCACGACTGCGGTCACGGAGGCCTGGAACAATCCATGAGTCGGGAAGCCGCCTTCTGCGCCCTGTTCCAACGAGTCTCGGCCGCCTATGGCTGGGGACTCGCATCGCGTCGCATCAAGCTCTGGAGCGAGGTGCCGCCGGGTCAACGGCCGGCGCTGTTTCAGCTCGAATCTGGGCCAGAAACCTACCAGTGGACCTCGCCGGCGACGCCGCGCCGAACCTATGAGGCCAAGCTCATCCTGTATTTCGACGCGCGCGATCCGTCGCGCCCGGGCGCTTCGGCGATCAATTGCGCGCTCGATGCTCTCGACACCGCGCTGACGCCGGCGGGCGCCGACCTCGCGAAGGGGCGGCAAACGCTGGGCGGCGCCGTCTACGACTGCAAGATCATCGGCGTGCCGGTGCGCGACACCGGCGATCTCGACGGCGACGGGCTCGCCGTCATGAGCGTGCGCTTGATTGCTCCCTGAGACAAACTCAACGCCGGCGCGCCCGATCTATCAAAGGAATTTCTCATGCCATCAGGAGGCGTCGAAACGCCGATCCCCGCCAGCGTGTTCGCCCGCCTGACGGCGGCGGCCCGGTTCGTGATCACCGGGGCCGGACCCGAAAGCTGGTTCGGACCGCAGCAGCCGCTCGTGCCGCAGGCGCCGGCGGAGGTGAAGGGACGGCAATGGGACTATCCGTTCGGGCTCAACATCAATTACACTCCGCGCTCGGATAGCTTGCTCTCCTTCGGCGAATTGCGCGCGCTCGCCGACGCGCTGCCGCTCTTGCGCACGGTGATCGAGACGCGCAAGGACCAGATCGCGGCGCTGAACTGGACGGTACGGTCGCGCATCGGCGGCAACGCGTCAAGCGTCGGCGCGCGTTGCGCCGCGGTGCGGGATCTTCTTATGAGGCCCGACCGGCGGCACGACTTTTCGACCTGGTTGCGCATGCTGATCGAGGACATGCTCGTCGTCGATGCGGCTTGCCTCTATCCCCGCTATACGCGGGCGGGAGCGGTCTACTCGATTGACATTGTCGATGGGGCCACGATCAAACCGCTGATCGGCGAGGACGGCCGCTCGCCCGCTGCGCCGGACCCCGCTTATCAGCAGGTTCTGCATGGCGTGCCGGCCGCCGATTTCACGTCCGCCGAGCTGTTCTACCTGCCGCGCAACGTGCGCTCCAACCGGCTCTACGGCTTCTCGCCGGTCGAGCAGATTGCGCTGACGGTGAACATCGCGCTGCGGCGCGAGCAGGCGACGCTCGACTACTACAACACCGGCTCCATCCCGGATTCGTTCGCGACCTTGCCGAAGGATTGGACCGTCGATCAGATAAGGCAGTTCCAGGATTATTTCGACGCGCTGATGAGCGGCAATCTCGCGCGTCGTCGCATGATCAAGTTCATGCCGGCGGAATTCAAGCTGACCGAGACGCGTCAGCCGCCGTTGAAGGATCAGTACGACGAGTGGTTGGCGCGCGTGATCTGCTACGCCTTCTCCGTGCCGGCCTCCGCATTTGTGACGCAGGTCAATCGCGCGACATCGGAAACTCTGCGCACGCAGGCGGCGCAGGAAGGGCTGGTGCCGCTGAAGGCCTGGGTCAAGATGGCGCTGGACCGAGTGATCGGCGACTGTTTCGGCGATCCCGATCTGGAGTTTTGCTGGGTCGGCGACGACGCGGTCGATCCGCTGCAGCAGGCGCAGACGATTGCGACCCTTGTTGGGGCCGGCGTCAAGACCGTCGCCGAGGCTCGGGTGGAGTTGGGGCTCGATCAGGGGCGTGGCGGGGTCGCAAAGTTCAATCCGTATCACGATGAGCGGGGAAGATTCACGACGGGTGGGGATGCTGCCGAGCCGGGCTCGGGCGCCAATTCGAAGCCGGAACGCGGAGTGCAGGTGGCAGATAGCGGTCACCCGGCGACTACAACGGATGCAGGCGCAGGCGGCGCGCAATTTCCCGTATCGGGCGGCGATCCCGGAACCACTGTCGTTCCGTTCCAGCCTGATCCAGGCCTAACGATCAATCATGAAACACCAGTTGACGCGGTTGATCTCGCGGCCGGGGACGGCACGATGTTCCTCGCGCCGCCCCGGGCAAACTTTGGCGACATATTCGCCGCGGGCGCCGCAGGCGGATTGATCGGTGCGCCCTCCGCAATTGGGCACTTCGGTAACTTCGATTTTCAGCGTGACGGCAACACCTTCTATTCAGCATACACCGATGCATCAAATTACGCAGTGGGCACATACATGGCGGGAGCCGGATATTCCCTGCAAGAGACAATTGCGATCGGCCGTTTGTTTGCCCAAGGCTACTCATCCAACGCTGGTTCGCAGGCGCAGGAAGGGTGGTGGACTAGGGGCTGGAGAGATGCTATGAGCGCTTATCATCCCACGTCTCGCGCCCCATAACGATAGGTTCATAATGCAACACTCAGTGCATTATGGAATTATTTGCCGGTATTTATGGATCGGCGGCAATATTGTTTCAATATTAGCATATTTGCACTTTTCGTCCTTACTTTGGCCGCCGCCAGGTCAAGACGACATAAAATGGGGCTTCGGCGAGGGTTTGACATGGACATTTACGGCAGCCCCGTTTCTGATAACATGCACTCTCATTAATCTTATCGCATCCCGCGTAGCGATAGCTCGATTGATTTTGTATCGGGATTTCGCCGGCGCGTTGGTTCTCTTCGCCAGCCTTGCACTATGGGCGGCAGCGGTTGTGCTTGATTTCAGTCGACGCTGACGCACGACTGGCGACGCTCGCATAAGGATACTCGGCTCGGTCGCCGGCCCCGCTCACGCGTCTGAGGCCGTTCGAGCGACGTCGCCGGACTTGTTTCGGACACTTTCAAACTTCGCGAATCGACAGTGCTCGGCTCCCGCTCTCTGACTTCAATCTCAACTCATCATGCGCGGCGCCGCCGCTGAATTCCAACCCGGAGACCCCCATGTATGTGTTCGGCTCCGGCGTGCTCATCGGCACGCCGTCGGGCGGTTCGCCCATCAACTTCGGCCTCGCCCAGGAGGTGACGCTCAACATCGCCACCACAACCAAGGCGCTCTATGGCCAGAACAACTTTCCCGTCGCCGTCGGCAGCGGCACGCGCAAGATGAGCGGCAAGGCGAAGCTCGCGCGCATCTCCGGCCAGGCGCTGGGCAATCTGTTCTTCGGCGTCAATCCGAGCGCCGGCGGCGTACAGACGCAGTTCGGCGAAACGACCTCCGTTCCGGCGGTTTCGCCGTTCACCTATACGACGACGTTTCACGCCAACTTCATCGGCGATCAGGGCGTCATCTATGCATCGACGGGTCTGCCGCTGAAGGCGGTCGCCTCCAGCCCGGCGGTTGGACAGTACTCGGTGTCGGGCGGCGTCTACACGTTCAGCTCCGCCGACGCCGGCGCGTCCGTTCTGATCTCCTACACCTATTCCGTCGCGGGATCGGGCGAGAGCCTTCTCGTCACCACCCAACTCATCGGGCCGTCGATCACGTTCTCGGCCAATCTGTTCGCGTCCGATCCGACGACGGGCAAACAATTCTCGTTGTTCCTCTTCAATTGCGTCGCCGAGAAGCTGGCCTTCGGCACCAAGCTCGAGGACTTCGTGATGCCCGAGCTTGACTTTCAGTGTTTCGCCAACGCCTCGGGCCAAGTGTGTCAGCTCAACTTCGGAGACGCGGCGTGACGGAGGACAGCTTCGTCGTCGAGCTCGCCGGGCGGCGCTGGGCGCTACCGCATCTGCCGTTCCGCATTATCAAGTCGGTCCAGCCGGCCTTGTTCAAGGCCTATTCCGACGCGGCGCAGGCGGGAAACGCGGCGCTGGCGGAGGAACAGATCGACGCGCTGGCGACCGCAACTTGGCGCGCCGTCTCTTATATCGATCCAGCGCTTAGCTTCGACGAGTTCCTCGCGCTGCCGTTCACTGTCGCCGATCTGCTCGGCGCTCTCCCCTCCGTCGCTGAAGCCGCCGGTCTTCGCGCACAAACGGCGACGTCGGAGGCGTCGCCCGATACGGGAAAATAGATTTCGACGCGCTGATCGCCGAGGTCGTCGCGGCAACGGGTTGGACCTGGGACGACACGCTCGACGGCCTCACGATTCCGCGCCTGCAAGCGTTGCGCGCCGAGTGGCGGCGCCGGCCTCCGGTCCATTGGTTGGTCGCCGCGGCGCTGCGCTATCAGGAGCCGGGCGCCGCCTCACCGGTCCGGCGGCCCTCGGTCGCCGAATTGCAGGCCACGCTCTCGTAAATGCGGGGGCCATCCCGCCGGAGCCGACATGACCGACGCGAATGTATCCGTCAATTTCAGCGCCTCGACGACCGACCTCGAATCCGGCATCGCGTCCGCGCGTGAAGCGCTCGCGAGTCTGGCCGCGCCGATCGCCGACATCAACAGCAAATACGCCTCGCTCGGCGCAACGCTTGCGGAAGCGCACACGCGCGCCATGCAGGCTGTGCAGAGCGGCGACAATGCCGCTTACGCGGATTCGCTGCGCGCCGCACAGGAGGCGCTCTCCGACCGCATTAATATGGAGAAGGCGGGCCTGAGCGAATTGCTGTCTGCCTACGCCGGAGCTGCGCGCTCGGGCCAAGTGAGCGAGCAGGAAAGGCTGCAGGCCTCGCGCGAGGCCATCGAACAGACCTACGCCCTCGAACTCGATCTGATGAACCGCCGGCGGGATCTCGCCGCAGGCTCGCTGGCGCAGCGCCAACGCATCGACGATCAGATCGGGCAGCTCGAAAGGCAGGAGCAGGGACAGCTCGCACAGGTGACGCAGCAGAGTCTCGCCGAGCAAGCGCAGGCCTATGAGCGCTTCGGCGATACGGTGACCAAGGCGTTCAACTCGCAACTGAGCGGCCTCATTCTTGGCACGGAGTCGTGGCGAGACGCCTTTCGCAAGACGCTCGCTCAGCTTTTGATCGACTTCATCGAATTCAGCGAGAGGATGGTCGTGCGCTGGATTGCGGGCGAGGCCGCGAAGACCGCCGCCACTGCGAGCGGTTCAGCTTCGCGCGCGGCGTTCGAGCAGGCAGGCGCCGCCGCCTCGCTCGCCTCGCAGGGGGCGGCGATGATCCGGTCCATTCTCGGTTCCGCCGCCGAAGCTTTCGCCGGCGTGTTCGGCTTCCTGGCGCCGGTCATGGGACCATTGGCTGCCGGTCCCGCCGCCGCCGCGCAGGCGACGGTCGCCAGCGCGGTGGGCGCGGTCGCCTCCGCCGATATCGGGATGTGGAGCGTGCCCGCGGATATGCTGACGCTGATCCATCATAACGAGCTGATCATGCCGGCCGCGGAAGCCGGAGCGTTCCGCGACCTGCTTTCTGGCGTTTCGCAAGGCGGGCAAGCGGGCGCAAATGTCTCGATCACGCCGACTACGCATTTCCACGTCAACGCCATCGACAGCGGCTCCGTGTCGCAATGGATGCGAGCCAATTCAAAGCAGATGATGCGCGCCGTCGACGAGGCGGTGCGACACGGCGCCCATCTCGGCCTGCGCCGATTGACGGGGGCTTGATGCCAAGCCGTCCTCCTGTCTGGACAGTTGCAATGACGACAAGAACTGCACAGATTCTTGCGGCGCTTCGCAGCGGGGCTGCAACGTCGGAAGAGATCGCCAGAAGGGTCCGCTCCGATCGCCAGAACGTTTCAGTGGCGCTGTGCCGGTTGGCCGCGCTGGGACTCGTCGAACGCGCGGGCGTGGTGAATGCGCATCGCATCGGCCGACCTTACGTCCGCTGGCGTTCTCGCCGCTGAGGTTCGCAACGCCAGCGGTCAGGCCGACCTTTCCTAAATCCGAGGCAGTCGATAAATGAGCGTACAGGTCAAGCACCGCCGCGATATTGCGGCGAACATCGCATCCTTCACGCCGGCGCAGGGCGAAATCGTCGTCGATACGACAAACTACCGCATGATCGTCGGCGACGGCGCGACTGCTGGCGGCTTCGCCGCGGCGAAACTCTCCGAAGTCTCGACGACGGCGCGCAGAACCGTCGCCGACGCCAGTACGACGGTATCAGCCGCGGACCGCTTCGTCGCTTACACCAGTCTGACGGCGGCGCGAACCGTATCTCTTCCCGCCGCAAATACCTATGCCTCGACCACGATTCTGCGCATCATCGACGAGTCCGGAAGCTGCTCGGCGACGAATACGATCACCATAAACCGCGCCGGATCGGACACGATAAACGGCGGCTCCTCGTTTGTCATGAACGGGCCTTATACGTCCGTCGCGATCGAGAGCGATGGCGTCTCCAGGTGGACTCTGCTCAACAACGAGACCGTTGACGCCTTCAGCTACATCGGCGTCGGCACGGCCCCCGATCCAACCAACGTGCTCAGCGTCTACGGCGCCTCGGCGCTGTTGAACGGGGCCAACTTCTCGTTGACTTTGAACAAGTCGGCGGTCGCCAACACGGCCTCTGTCCTGTTTCAGGACGGGTTTTCGGCGCGGGCGCAAATCGGCCTGCTTGGCGGCGACAACTTTACCTTCAAAGTATCGCCGAACGGCTCAAGCTACTACGCCGGCCTGGTTCTCGACAGCGCAACTGGCGCTGTGACGCTGGGCAATTCGCGCACCGCAATCGCCGACGCGAATTATGCGGCTCTCCCGACAGACCGCGAGATCGCCTTTACTTCGATCAGCGCCGCGCGCACGGTAACGCTGCCGGCGGCAAGCGCCTTTCCCGCCGGGCATCCGCTGGTCATTGTCGATGAAAGCGGTTCGGTGAACCTGACGAACACGATAACGATTTCGCGTTCGGGGTCGGACACGATCGGCGGCCAGACCAGCGTCAGGATCGTTACGCCCTACGGATATTGTCGGCTTGTTTCGAATGGCTCAAACGGATGGGTCGTCGCCGGCCGCTCAATCAATATACAAACCTTCGCCGCCACGGGAACCTATGTTCCGACGCCGGGCATGACGAAGTGCAACGTTTATCTGATCGGCGGCGGTGGCGGCGGCGGCGGCGGCGCGCTCCAGGTTGCTTCCACCGCCTGCTCGGGCGGCGCGGGCGGCGGCGGAGGCGGCGTTGCGGCGGGTGTGTTATTCGCCGCACAGGTCGGCGCCTCTGCTGCGGTGACCATCGGGGCCGCGGGGAGCGCTGGCTCGGCCGCGACGGCGTCTTCAACAGCCGGTGGGACTGGCGGCAACGGCGGCTATTCTCAGTTCGGCGCGTTCTTCAAGGCGCTTGGCGGCGCGGGCGGCGCCGGCGGACAGCTCGCCGCGAACTCGGGCGGCGGCGGCGGCGGCGGCCTGATCGGCGCGGCCGGCGCAGGCTCGGGCGCGACTGGCGGCGGCGCGGCCGTTGGCGGCAGCGCCGGGGGCAGCGGGGCCGCGAGCGCGGCCGTCAACAATCCCGGCGGGGGCAGCGGAGGCGGGGGTGGCGCGAATGGCGCAGCCGGCGCGTCTTCCGGCAGCAGTCTCTTCGCGCCCTCCGGCGGCGGCGCAGGCGGCGGCGTCAGCGCGGCCAATGCGACCTCCGCCGGCGCGAATGGCGGCTACGGACCCGCGGGCGGCGCCTCAGGCGCTTATGTGACCGCGTCGGGCGGCGCGGCCGGCGCTGCGGGCGCTGCGGGAAATACGCCCATCGTTGCGCCAGGCTTCGCCGGCAACGGCGCAGGCGGCGGCGGTTCGGCGACCGCCGGCGCGGGCGGCGCGGGCGGTCAGGGCTTCGGCGGCGGCGGCGGCGGCGGCGGCGGCTCCGCGCAAAACGGCGGCGCGGCGGGCGCGGGCGGCGCAGGCGGCGCGGGATACGCTATCGTCGTGGAATACTTCTGACGTTCGGGCGCGGCTCCCGGGTCGCTGCCGGCGCTCGCAGGAACACGGCGCCACGAAACGATGAATACCCTCCCCCGAATCCCTGACTGAGGCCGCCAGGAAAGGCGACGGATTATGTCTACGCTCACTCTCTTGCCGCTGATACAAGTTTCCGACGGCGTACAATCGGATGAGGACTGGCGATTGTCGATCGCGTTCTATTTGGACGATGGCGTGACGCCGATCAGCCTGACCGGCCTTTCCTTCACCTTGAGCGTCGGCTCGATTGCAACTTTGTCATCGGCCAGCAGCCAGATAAACGTCAGCGGACCTTTAAACAATGTGATGAACGTGATCGTTCTCGCCGCAAATAAGGCAAGTTGGCCTATAGGCGTCTACGATCTCGACCTGTCCGTCAGCGACGGGATCAACAGCCTCGACCTCTTCGCGTCCTCTACGCTCTCGGTTGGCGCTGCACAGGTCGCGCGGGTGTCGCTTTTGGTTGCGCCTGATACCGTCCCGCGGTCGATCGCCGCTCCTCTCCCAGCCGCGCTGGGACAAGCCTTTCAGGCCCTGCAGCCGGCAAGCATCGCCTCGGCGCTGGCCGCCATGCCAGCCACGCAACTCGCAGGATTGACGCAGGCCATCTTTTCGGCCCTTCCCATGCAGTCCGGCCCCGGCGAGCCGGTCTCCACGGGCCAAGCGTTCATCAACAACTCGGGATATGTGGTGATAGCGCAATGACACGGCACTCGCTTATTCTGGTCTTGCTGCTCGCTCTGTTCGCGAGCCCGACCCACGCGCAGGTTTCCCCCCCGGTTCTGAAGGTCGAGGACGGAGGCACGGGCGCCAACAATCCTAGCGCGGCCAGGGCGAACCTGGGCTCTGCTACGGCCGGCGCCAACAGCGACATAACATCCCTGAATGGGCTTACCACCGCCCTGCCGACGTCAGAAGGCGGCACCGGATCGACGGGAGGCGTTTCTCCAACCGGGTCGCTAACAACTACGCCTGAAGCTGTCGTCAATGTCGCCGATTACGGCGGTTGCACCGGTTCGGCGGCGACCGACACGGCCAACATCAACGCCGCCCTTGCGGCGGCGCTACGGTCGTCGGCGTATACCGGCAATCAGCCCGTCCGACTCATCGGCGGGTTCTCCGCAACGGGAGTCGCGTGCGCAGTTACCCAGGTTAACGCGACAGGCTTCACTAGTTTCGGCGGCGGCTCGCGTCTGATTATCGACGATCTCACACTGGCTTGCTCCGGAACCGGAAACATCTGTCTGGACGCGTTGGGATCGCGCAACATTCAGTTCAACAGGGTTTCCATAATCGGCTCCGCGACCTCGCCGCCGATGATCGGCCTTCAGGAGGGAAATAACGCCCCGCCGAGCTTCGCCTGTTGCATACATACGCATTACGGTCTCGAGATTACGGGTTCTTTTACATTCGCGGGGTTGTACTCCGCCGCTTCGGAATCGACGACCTACTATTCGCCTATCATCAGGAACAATGGCGCCAGCCTCGGTGTCGTCGGCGTATTGGGCGCCGTTTCCGGTGGAAGCGGCTACGTCAACGGCTCTTATAACGGCGTTGCGCTCACCGGGTCCGCCACAGGTTTCGGCGCGGTCGCCAATATCGTCGTCTCGGGCGGCGCCGTGACGAGCGTGACGCTCACCAATCAAGGCAGGCAATATGCAATCGGCGATGCGTTGAGCGCATCGGCGGTCTCGCTCGGCGGCGCCGGCTCCGGCTTTTCGGTTCCCGTCGCAAACGTCGGCCAGTACGCAATGGTGATGGACGGCCAGAACCATTGGGGCGTTTCGTCATCGTTTCAAACTGTCAGCTGGGCGGCCGACACCTATTACACCTTTACGGAAAACAATATATTCGGCGGTTCGTTGCGCTACTACGGCGGCAGCTATAAAGGGGCGCCGCTTTGGATCGGCTCCGTCGAAGGTTTGCGAACGCTGCACCTTTATCTCGCCCAGCAGGCGGTAGGTCCCTGCGTCTCCTTGTTCGACAGCAACGCCAATGGTACGGTGCACAACATCAACGAGACGCTCGAGATCGAATGCGAAGCGTTCTCCGCCAACTATGACGTACAGTTGACCGGCTCGAACCCGAACCCCAATATCAGCGGTCTCACGATCATAGATCCGCAGAGCACCGTCAGCACCGCGATTCTCGGGGTGGACAGCGGCATAAGCAGCGTAGTCGCGCACGGTTCCAATATCACCGTCGGACGCACGACCGGGAATCCGCCGTTGTTTGCGGTGGGCTCCGCTCCGCTGTGGGCTCTCGACGGCGTCGTCAATCTGCCTTTCGCTTGGGAGTACAATGCGCCCATTACATCTTTTGTGTCCGGTGTAACAGATACTTATCTTGGCGGTGCGCCAATAAACAACCTTGGGCCGCTTGATTTTCTAACTTCCGCCTCGAATGTATCCGGAGCCTATTCCTGCGCTCGCCGGCTCTCCTTTGCTTACAAGGGGCCGCTTTGCAATATCCGTCGCGGCAGCGATTCCGCCAGCGTTGACTTCTACGCAGACGCTACGGGCGCGATGGACAGATCGTCCGTCGGAAGTTTTTGCGCAAATACAACCTGCTACATCGCGACCGAGTACGACCAATCCGGGAACTCGAACCATGCTCGCAACGCAACGACTTCGACGCAGCCTGCTCTGACGATAGAGGGATCTGGCCTCAACTATGCAACCTGCGGCGTCTGGGGAAACGGGAGCAATTTCTCGCTCACCGTGACACAGAATACGTCGGTCAACAGCCTGTTCTCCACGGGTGGCTTTGCATCGGTTGTGCAAAACAAGACAGCCACAATCACGAACTCCAATCGGCTGCTTTCCAAAGCCAGCGGCAGTTCGGGTTGGGAACTCTCGGGCGCATTCGCGATCGGCTACGGCTATCCGCAATTCATCAACTACGCCTCGACCACGAATGGCGTTTGGATTTCATCGACGTTGATGCCTTCCGCCGGCGGTCACATCTTCGACGTGGCCTATAACGATGCTTCGTTGTCCAACGTTCCCACTCTCGGGATCGACGGTGGCGCATTGTCTTATCAAAGCTCGACTCAGCCTGCCGGAACGATTTCGGACAGCAACAATCTGACCATCGGTAACACCGCCGCGGGCGGTTTTGGCTGGCCGGGAGATATCTGTGAGGTCTTACTCGCGCGCCAGAGCTTGTCGGCGCTGCAGATCGACGCGATTCGCAGAAATCAGGCCGTATTCTATGGGTTGGGAGGGGTTCTGTGA